AATGGATCTAATTGGACAGAGGTAAATGACTTAAATTCAGCTAGATATACTTTAGGTGGAGCAGGAACAAATACTTCTGCTTTAGCTTTTGGTGGTACTGATGGAACTGTTAGGGCTTATACAGAATCTTTCAATGGAACTAATTGGACTGAAGTAAATGATTTAAATCAACAAAGAAGACAATTAGCAGGTTGTGGAGCAAGTAATACATCTGCTTTAGCATTTGGTGGAAGAAATGCACCACCCGATCGGCAAGCAGTTACAGAATCTTGGAATGGTACTAACTGGACAGAATTAAATGATTTAAACACGGCAAGAAATTATCTAGGTGGACTTGGAAGCGCAACGGCTGCTTTAGCTTTTGGAGGAACGGCGCCTTCAGCAACAGGTGTTACAGAACAATGGAATGGAACTTCGTGGTCAGAAAAAGCAGATTTAAATACAGCAAGATATCTATTAGCTGGATCTAGTACGTCTTCTACAGAAGGATTAGCATTTGGTGGTAACAGTCCAGCTGTAACAGGAGTAACAGAAGAGTGGGCTTCTTCAGCTTTTTCAAGTAAAACGGTAACAACGGATTAATTATGGCAACTTACAAAGAAATAAAAGGAACAACTATTGAGTCTTTATCATCAGACCCATCTAATCCAATTGATGGACAAATGTGGTATAACTCTACATCAGCAGAGTTAAAAGGATATGTAAACGTATCATCAGGAAGTTGGGCTACAGGAAATGATATGAACAATGCAAGATATATTCCTGGAGCCGCTATTGCTGCAACACAAACAGCAGGTTTAATATTTGGTGGTTATAAAGTAGGAGAACCGGCCGCCGCTGCTTATTCAGAAGAATATAATGGAACTAATTGGACAGAAGGAAATAATTTAAATAATAATAGAGAGGCTTTAGCAGGTGCAGGCACACAAACATCTGGTTTAGCTTTTTCTGGATATAAAGATGCTAATGAAAACTACACTGAAACTTATAATGGAACTAGCTGGACAGAAGTAAACAATTTAAATCAAGCTAGAAGATATCCAAGTGGAGCAGGAGAAGTTAATACTGCAGCTTTGTGTATTGGTGGTAGAACAACCCCACCATCACCTATTGTTGCAATAGTAGAATCTTGGAATGGATCTAATTGGACTGAAGTAAACGATTTAAACACTGCACGTAGTACCTCTTCTGCAGCCGGAAGTAGCACAGCAGCTTTATGTTTTGGTGGTAGTCCCCCATATTTAGCTAATAATGAAATTTGGAATGGAACAAACTGGACTGAAGTAAACGATTTAAATACAGGACGATCTGGTGCAGGAGGTTGTGGCTCAACAACTGCCGCGTTATGTTTTGGTGGTAGTACACCTCCATCAAGTGCACTTACAGAAAATTACAATGGAACGAACTGGACTGAAGACGGTGATTTAAATGAAGCTAGATACAATGGCGGAGGAATGGGAACTAGTTTATCTGCTTTATATGGCGGTGGCTATAATACAACAGGGGTCGCAAGTACAGAAGAATGGACAGGTCCTTACGAAGAGACGCGTACTTTTACAGCTTCTTAATACTTGTAATAAATTTTAAATAAGTATATAAGAAAGTATAGAAGGATATAAAGATATGAAAAAAGATGTAAAAGAAGTAATCAAACAAGAAGAACCACACTTAAATAATTTATTAACACAAGAAGATTTGTCTTCGTTTAAAGGAATGGTAGACGAACTTCGTGATACATGGACCAAGAAACAAATGTTTCGAACAGAAACAGAAGCAAGGTTTTCTGTATTACAAGATAATAGATACCCAACTAAAGCTGCAAAATACTGGCAGTGTGTTAGAGAACAATCTAGTTATTTAGATAATCTTATGACTTTATCATTTGATTATAGAAGAAACGAAGCAAAAATTAAGTGGTTAGAAGATAAAGTTAAAAAAGAAGAAGATGATTATAAACAAACTAAATATCAAATAGATTTAGACGAAGCTAGATTTGCTAAAGCATCTATGGAAAAAGTTGCTAGGCATAGAATGAGAGAAATCAAGATGTGGTCTAAATTAAAAGGAGAATTTAATGATGGATCATTTAATGATAAAGATGTTAATGTTCATCAATTAGAATCATATGGATTGCAATACCATGAAAAAGCAAAATCTTTAAATGCAAACTCTAGTGAGGCTGAAGTATTTAATGTAATGGGACAACTTCAATCTTTACAAAGAATTAGAAAATCTGGTGAATTAGAAAACAGTTATAAAGAAAAAGAACAGATTACTCAAAATGGAAAACCTAAAGTTTGATTTTGTATTTCTAGGTCAATCTATTTTAAAGTATCAAGTACCTTTAGATGTCTTCAAGGTTATTAATCATATTTATGAACAGAACCTTGATAAACTTTATAGAGCTAATGGACAATTAGTAGGTAAAATAAAAAACGAACACTCTTTATTTTATGGTGGAAAAGACCAATCAAAAATGAAAAACCATAACACTCTTCCTAAAGACATCACTAATTATTTTATAACTATCTTCAAACATTATTTACATTTTAATAAAATAAAAGATTATGATGTACATCTTAATTCTATTTGGGTTAATGAAATGAAAGAACATGAATATAATCCAGCCCATGTACACAGAGGAACACTATTCACAGGTCTATCTTCTGTAATGATTTTAAAACTACCGTCTACTTTTGGTAGAGAATATTCTGCTGCGGAAACGCCTCAGAATGGAAGACTGCAAATCTTAGGTGCAGCTAATGGACAATTTGCTAAAATAGATTACCAACCACCAATGAATATTAGAGATTTTTATATTTTTCCATATGACATGAGACATTGTGTTTATCCTTTTAATGGAACTCAAGAAAGCAGAAGAACACTTGCTGCAAACTGTGATGTACAGTTTGACCCTATTAGAAATAGAGGTGTTGCATAATGGACAAACAATTTTATATTGATAACCATATTGGTTTATTTAAAAATTTTATGCCTAATGAATTAATAGATGATTATTTAAATTACTTTAATAAATGTGAACAACAAGGTGCTGTATATCCTCGACGTGAAGATGAGATGTTAGTATCTGATAATGCTATAGATACTATAAGAGATACTAATGTTGCAATGACTTATAATAATAAACCATTTATAGATTTGTTTTTTAAAGAAGTGTATCCAATATATGTTCAAAAATATTCTTTTTTAAAAAAATTATCTACACATAACATTCTAGAGGTTAAGATACAAAAGACTAAGGTAGGTGAAGGTTATCATTTCTGGCATTGTGAAAATGCAGCAATGAAAGCAAGAAATAGAATCTTAGCTTTTATGGTTTATCTTAACGATGTTACAGAAGGGGGAGAGACAGAATTTTTATATCAAAAGTGTAGGTTCAAACCTGAAAAAAACACTATGTTAGTTTGGCCATCACAGTTTACACACATTCATAGAGGCAACCCACCTTTGTCGAATGATAAATATATAATAACAGGATGGGTAGAGTACGGATATTAATATGGTAATAACAGAACCTAGATGGAAATCTTTAATTGTAGAAACTACAGGGGAACCTTTATTTACACCAGAACAATGTCAGAGAGTTATTGAAGCTGGAAGATCACAACCAAAAATAGATGCTAAAGTAGGAACTACTGAAGGATCATCAGCACTAGATACTAAAACAAGAACATCACATATTAGTTGGATTCCTTTTAATCTATTACCCGAAATGTATAAAAAAATTGAAAAAGTTATGTTACAAACTAATGGTAATCATTTTGGTTTTAATGGAATGCAACTAACAGAGTATGCTCAGTACACAGAATATCCAGAAGGTGGTTTTTATGATTGGCATGTAGATAATGATGTAAATTGTTTAAAAGAACCTCCTGTTAGAAAAATATCTATGACATGTTTACTTTCTTCAGAATCAGAATTTGAAGGTGGTGATTTAGAATTACTATCAGAAGGTAAAGCTGCTAAAATAAAACAAGGACACGCTGTATTCTTTGCATCTTTTATAAGACATAGAGTTGCACCTGTTACAAAAGGAAATAGAAAGTCTTTGGTTATGTGGTTTGGAGGTCCTTCTTTTAAATGATTAAAGAAGCTTATTTTCCAACAATCATATACGGTAAAGATGTAAACCTAGATAATCGATTATTTGAAAAAGAAGTAATTGATTGGTCAAACAAAGATAAAGGACTTACCAAAACAAATGTACAGGGTTGGCATAGTGATACCAATATGCATGAGATTCCTGTGTTTAAACCTTTAGTAGATGAATTATTTAAAATGATGAATGAAGTATTTAAAGAAGAATGGTTAGATAGGTTTCCAAGAATAGGTAATATGTGGGCAAACATAAATCCCCCAGGTGGATATAACAGGCCACACGTTCATCCTAATAGTGCTTTTAGTGGTGTGTATTATATAAAAACTCAAGAAGGTTGTGGTGAATTAGTTTGCAATGATCCTCGACCAGGGATTCAAACATGTATGCCAGCGAGACGTAAAGGAGAACCCCCTAAATATTTATGGAGAGAAGTTCGTATAACTCCAAAAGAAGGTAGAATGATTATATTTCCTGCATGGTTGTGGCATTGTGTAGAACCTAATAAATCAAATGATGTAAGAATATCAGTAAGTTTTAATTTTTTTCAAGATGGGTTTCAATAGATATGATGTTTAAACAAACCAAATACCAAGTAATAAAAGGAGCTATCTCCTATGAGTTAGCTAATTTTATATTTAATTATTTTTTACTTAAACGTGACGCGGTTAAATATATGTACAATAATAATCTTACATATGATACAGGAATGCTTGGTACATGGAGCGATCCTCAAGTGCCTAATACATACTCTCACTATGCAGATCCTGTTATGGAAACTTTAATGGTTAAAATGTTACCTGTTATGGCCAAAGAAACTGGGTTAAATTTAGTGCCGACGTATTCATATTCAAGATTATATAAAAAAGGTGATATTTTAAGACGCCATAAAGATAGACCTAGTTGTGAAATATCTACTACTCTTCATTTAGGAGGCGCTCCTTGGCCAATATTTATAGATGGTACAGGAGCTAATAGCGTCATAGATGAATTCAAACAAATCCATAAACCTAACGCTCCAAAAGGAACGAAAGTCCTACTTGATGTTGGCGATATGCTAGTATATAGTGGATGCGAATTAGAGCATTGGAGAGAACCTCTTGAAGGAGATGTTTGCGGACAAGTATTCCTTCACTATAACCATGTAAATGGTCCTTTTGCTGAAAAGAATAGGTTCGACAAAAGGCCGATGTTAGGTCTTCCCTCATTTGGGAAACCATAATATATGGAGTTATATGTTACAAAAAATAGGTTTTTTACCTGGGTTCAATAAACAGATTACCCCTACAGGAGCTGAAGCACAATGGGTTGAAGGTGAAAACGTTCGATTCAGATATGGCACACCAGAAAAAGTAGGTGGGTGGAATCAATTAGGTGAATCAAAATTAACAGGTGTTGCAAGAGGGCTTCATCATATGGTGAACTCTAGTTCTCAAAAGTATGCTCTCATTGGCACAAACAGAATTTTATATGCATACACTGGAGGAGTTTATTATGACATTCATCCTTTAGTTAATCCATCAGGAACAGCTATTACAAATGCATTTAGTACAACTAACGGTCAAAAAGTTGTAACTATTACAGCTTCTTCTCATGGATTTGTAGCTGGAGACATTTGTTTATTTGGTGACTCAACAACATTTAGTTCAATTACTAATTCTGATTATAGCTCTGCAACCTTTTGTGATAAAAAATTTATGGTTACAGAAGTTGTTGATTCTAGTAACTTTAAAATTACCGTTGAAAATACTGAGACAGGAAGTGGTGCTACTACTTCTGGAGGAATAACTTATTATAGATATTATCACGTTGGACCCGCTGAACAAGTTGGAGCTTTTGGATGGGGTATATCTTTATACGGTGGTAAAGTTTTAGGTTCTGTAACTAATACTTTAAATGGAGCTTTATTAAATGATACGGCAGGAACCGGAGGTTCAGGAACTTCTATTACGTTAACTGATTCTACTGGCTTTCCAACATCAGGTACAAATTATATTCAAGTAGGAACAGAAGAAATTTCTTACACAGGAGTTTCTGGAAATGATTTAACAGGTATTACTAGAGCAGTAAGAAACTCTACCAGAGCCGCCCATTCTAATGGTGCTACTGTTACAGACACATCTCAATGGACTGGCTGGGGATCAGCTGCAGCTAACACAGACTCAGTAACAGATCCTGGTCTATGGTCTTTAGATAATCTAGGTTCAACACTAATTGCTTTAATTCACAACAGTGCAGTTTTTGAATGGGATGCTGATGCTACTAATGCTACATCCAATAGAGCTACTATTATCTCCGGAGCACCTACTGCATCCAGAGATATGTTAGTATCAACACCTGATCGTCACTTAGTTTTATTTGGAACAGAAACAACGATTGGAACTACATCAACACAAGATGATATGTTTATAAGATTCTCCTCTCAGGAGGATATCAATACATGGGTGCCTACTGCAACTAATACCGCTGGTACACAAAGACTGGCTGCCGGATCACGAATCATGGGAGCTAAGCTTGGTAGAAATGCACTTTATGTTTGGACGGATACCTCATTATTCACCATGCGTTTTGTAGGTCAACCATTTACTTTCGCATTTGAACAAGTAGGTACGAACTGCGGATTAATTGGAATGAATGCAGCTGTAGAGGTTGACGGGGCTGCTTATTGGATGTCTGATAATGGTTTCTTTAGGTTCACAGGTAAACTAGAATCGATGGACTGTTTAGTAGAAGACTATGTTTATGATAATTTAAATACAACATCTAATCAATTAGTTTATTGTGGTATTAATAACTTGTTTGGGGAAGTAATGTGGTTTTATCCAACATCTAACTCCAATGTAGTTGATAGAAATGTTTGTCATAGTTATCTAGACTCTACAGTTAATAGACCTATTTGGTATACAAACGCTAGTACTATTTTTAAAAGAACTACGTGGCAAGATTCTTCTGTATTTGGTTTACCTCATGCAACGGCATACGATGCTGATGATGATACATCATTTGATGTAATAGGTAATACTGATGGAACTACTATTTATTATGAACATGAAACAGGAGTAAACTATATTAAAGGTGGAACTACTTATGCAGTGCCTTCTCATGTATTATCTGGAGATTTTGATATTACTCAAGATCAAAGACAAGGAATTACATTTAGAGGAGATGGAGAATTTATAATGAGAGTTAGTAGATTTTTACCAGACTTTATATCACAAGCTGGAACTACTAATGTAGAATTGGGATTAAGAAATTTCCCTAATGATACGCTAGTCAGTTCTACTTTAGGGCCTTTTGCTATTACTTCTTCTAGTCAATATAAGTCTTGTAGAGCAAGAGGTAGATCGGTTGCTGTTAAAATATCCAACACAGCAATAGATTCTAATTGGAAATTAGGGACTTTTAGGTTAGATGTACATTCTGGAGGAAGAAGATAATGGCAAAGATA